ATAGGAGGACTTTGAAGCATCTCCGTAGGCACTTATCACTCCGAAGTTTCCAGTGAGAATGCAGAGATCACCATTTAACTTAGTAATCGCATCCTGCAGCGCCTTTCCCTGCGCCGCCGACAGTGGCAGCTTGGCGTTGTCCGTCACGCAGTTATTGACGATTGATCCAGTGTGCAATACAAACTGCAGCCCGGCCTTGAGATTGCGAAGAGTGACCGCAAGCTTATTGCCGGTGACAAGCTTAGCGAGCATGTCTGTAAAGCTCGTGATCCCCTCTGCAGTTCCGGAGTCATCAAACTCGGTCAGTGCATTCTCCACCTTATCCCAGTTAGCATTGAGATCTTCGATGTTGTAAAAGTCATTATCTTCTTTTTTCTGCAACTCATATTTAGACGTTTTTGTTGCCATGTCATCCTCCTACTCTCTGGGTCATGAGTGCAACTTCCATGTATGATGATAACTCTCTGTTGGTGTACTCTCCCAGGTGTTTATTGGTATTAAATTCCTGCTTAAAGATTGTCGATGTCTTAAGCTGCTTATTTGTGTAAGTCTTAAGCTCAGCATTTGTGAATTTCTTAAATGCTCTGTTCCGATTAAAGACAATCGACACAATCACAATCATGTCAGCCGGCGCCATCGCCCGCATGAGGTTATAGATGTAATCGCTCTTCATGATTGCATCGAGCATCAGATCTACCCTTAGCGTCTTGGCCTTCTTGTTGATATCCATCAAATAATACTCTGGACCAACCATTGCATCCAAAACTTCTGCAAATTTTCTCTCCGTATACGGAAGTCCGGATGCCCAAATCCCTTTTACATTTCGCCGTCGGTCATCCAGCGTCTCCTCGCCAGTCAACTTAATCCTGAGTATCTTTTCCCAGTATTCGCATTCTGCCTCATCCATCTGATCAAATCTTCGGTTGCTTCGCATTTTATCGAGGTGCTCCCAGACAAGCTGCAGCTTTTGGTCATAAACTTCTGCAATCCGCTTAAATTCTTCGATGTTCCGGATGTGCGGCGGATAATATTTAATTGTATCTATCATCATGCTGTGCTCACCTCACCTACTACCGGGATCTGATTCCAGTCAAGAATCAAGTTTGTGGCCGCTCCGTTAAGCTGCGTCTCTGTAATGTCTACAATCCCTGGCACATCCAGCACGGCAGCCTGGAGTTTGGCGATGTATACCGTCGTTTTAGTCGATATATCGCCATCAGCCCACTCAGATGCAAGAGATTTAAGATATTCAGATATCTTGGCCGTCACAGCATCCTTTAAACTGCTCCAGCTGTAGCCGCTCATGTAGGAGATCTTGGTTATCACATCAACCTTTACGGCCTCAACGGATTCAATCGTCGTATCGTGATCGATCGGTGCAAAACCGTATCCCATTCTAGCTACCGGGCAAGCTTCCTTCTGGATTTGACTTACAAGATATTCAGAGCATGCCCCAAATTCAGAGCTAATGACTACAACTTTGACCGTGCTAGGCCCATTCCAAACTGGTTGCACTTTACAGCCACCTACTCCAGCAATCATATAGATACGCTGCTTGTACTGGGCAATATTCCCACCAAACGCCTCCGCTGCAAAGCTCAAAAGGTACCGCTCATAGAGCGCATCTCTTGTCTCATCCTCTTCGCCGTTTACGAGCACTTCCGTGATTTCTGCTTTTTCCAGTCCATCTACATGATTGATTGCTATCATCTCGCCGGTCAGGTTGTTCGGTCCGGATCCAGCCTCCTCACACATCGCCTTGTATGTGTAGACATTGTCATTGATAGCCTCGACAATCCTGTAGTTAAAGGACTTAAGTGAGAATCTCGTGCCGATAGGGATCGGAACATTACCCTTTACAGACACATAAGCATTGGATGCTTTTTTCTGATAAATTCCGCGGTCTTTTGCAATCTCTATTAGTTCCTCGAGATCCGCAGTGTCCGCATGCCCCTGTCTCGTGATGTAGTCCATCTGGATATACAGTTTCTCAAGCTCATAAGCCAGAGCCGACAACGCATTATACACCAGGTATCCCTCGCCCGTCTGGACTCCGCCGCCCACGTCGCTCAGCGCATCCTGCAAGAGTGAGCTGTAAGTCTTATCCTCATACATTGTATTCCACCCCCGTTTCTCCAAATTTTGTTACAGCCTTAAACGAGATGTATAAGCATCCGTTATCAAAGGATACTTTAAAGTCCTCAATATCCTCGATATAAGGATTCACAAGCAACGCCTCCCGAACCTCATCCTCGCAGTCTGCGTTTAAAAACTCCTCTGTGATCGATTGACCAATATATTGTTCCAGGTCAGCACCGTAGTCCCAAGAGTAGATCGGCCATCTAAACCGCTGCGTGTGCAGGCAGAGCCAAATCCACACCTTTATCGCCTCGATGCCCTCGACTATCTCTCCGGTGAGCTGTCCTGACTCAAAATCAAGACCGTACTCTTTAGGTACCTCGATTACGCTAGAGGTCTGAGTCTGCGTCTCAATCTGTGTCTGCATAAATGTTGGTAATATGCTCATGCTCCACTCACCACCCTCTGCAAAATGAGATATGCCGTCTGTGACAGCCGACAAACCGCCACAGTGTCTCCTGCTTTGAGCGGCGAGGAGTAAGAGCTGGCATCCTTATTTAAGGCCGGCACTTTGACCCCCGTACACACTGGGGACAGGAGACGATCCGGAATATATAGATCCTCGCCTGATAACTGCAACGTGCCAATCTTACAGCTCTTTGGTCCCGTCATGACCGCCAACTCAATCGATGGTCCATTGTTGGCCGCGCCTTGTTCTCTCATCATCTGCACAAATTCCGCATAAGTATCAGCCATCCTTCTCCTCCTCTCCTGTTTCTATGTCTTTCTCGTCCATGAGCTGCTCAAAAGACAGTTCTAGCTCCATCGTATGGACATTGTTTTGCCACGTGTGCTTATCACTGGTGATCCAGTACTTCCCGGACAGCCCTGTGGCTGCATCCTTAACTATGACCGAGTACCCGGACAGGCAGTTAAGATCTCCGACTGCCGAGATCGTAATCTTTTGTTCCGGATCTACTTTGAGCATATTATTTGCTGCCGTTGTCGGATCCACACCCTTTTCCTGCTCGTATACATCTGCAAAAATTCCATACACATACGTGCTCGGATCGTTCGACACCTCCCCGACCTGGTTGCCTTTGTCGTCATAAATTTTTATGACATTTTTTATTCCATCCATGCTCTCTGACAGTGAGGCCGCTGTGATATTAGACTCATCAGACAAAGTAAAATTGCCTACCGTATAGACAGCTGGCCACACGCCAAACTCCCTCTGCCAAATCATCGGCAGGTATCGCTTGCCCGTCATGCGGTAGGCCTGTGTATAAGCCCCCAGGATGATGTCATAATACGGCGACGAGTCACAAATCATCGACTTGATGTTGATCCCAGTTGGCTCCAGATGATTATACGGTACCTCTATGTCCGCAAGTACCTGCTCTGCAATCGCTTCCGGAGTTAGATTTTTAAAATTGTAACGTCCATTGGACTCCAGAAGATTTTTCATGATATCATAAGCTGTATAGGTGATCGTACCGATCGCAGTTGACCGCTCAACGTTAAAAATCTGTCCGTAAAACAATTCATCGCCATCAGACAATGCAATATAATCGCCTGTGCAAACGGCGGGAATTTTAAGACCCGGGTCATATGGATCGTTTAACAACGCAAATTCTACAGAACGGCCAGCATTCAAAACACTGCCAGACCACGTGACAGAATCCACTGCTTTCGAGATATCATACTGCATATTTTCTTGCATTTTAATCAACTGTAAAATCATATCTTTGCCCCCGGTATCGTCAGTACCTGCCCCGGCTTAATCATATTTGGATTACTGCCGATCACAGCTTTGTTTTGCTCATAAATCGCCTGCCAGTTGGTTGATCCGGTCAGTTTTCTGGCAATAGCACTCAGGCTGTCACCAGATTTGACTGTGTAGCTTTGTGTTCCAGTTGTCTCCGGCTGATCCCTTCCAGATGTTCCCCCGTCACCCCCGGCCGCCGCTGGCTGTGCTGGCTGCTCTTTAACCAACACTGATGCCGGGATGCTGACCGTCCGATATTCCTTCATACTAAGCGTATAGCTGATATCCCCAGTTCCATCATTCTCGCCCCATTCGAACGATTCGATGGTCACTTTCATAGACAGGATCCCGGTAATAATCAGTTTCACACTCCCGGCGCGTTTCATCTTTTCAACTTTTTTTACCATAGTGATTGGACTTTTCGAACGCACATCACAATAGCCCGAGTCATAATGTCTCGGAAAAAAACTAGAAAAGCTGATCTGCTGCAGTTTCCGCTTTCCCCGCAGCGTAACCTCGCCAAGATTGCACACGGTAACGGATGTGTTATCTTGCTCCGATGTTACAGTATACTCTGCGGGCACTACCGGAATCCTTATTCGGCTTCCGCCGCCCTTAAGCCATATTTGTAGCAATGCTCACCCCCCCCCCC